TAAAGATTAATCCCATTATTCACAGACTTTTTTAGTATTTATCTTACCTCAAAATCTAATTTTCTAACCTTACGTTTTCTACGTTGCTCTTGCCACTCTATATCTTCTGGTCTTAATACACCACTCTTTGATACCTTCGTTGGTGAACTAAGCATAATAACCTTTGACATATCACAAGCAGAAATACTGTTACCAGTTATTGTTGTCATATTAGAACAACCACAACATATTGGTTTACCTGCAGCACCTTCCAATTCCTTTCCACAAGAAAGACATTTTATTCTCAGTTTATCCATTTTTATTTTATTAACAATAAAAAGGGGGAACCACTTCCCCCTCCTTTTTCTATTATGTATAAGTATCTACTTTCCTATTCGCTCAACAGCAGCACGAGACTTCTCAAGAATGTCACCTCTCAATGGTACATAACCTAACACAGATGCCTTCTCTTGATACTCATCACTGAGTAACTTTCTAAAGGTTTCCTTTACTGCTTCAGTCTTACGACCATTACCAGTTTCATAAGCAAGTACCCACGTAAGCGTAGCAATTGGGTATGCACCTTTTGCTGTGGGGTTAGGGTTTGTCCCTGCGAGGTTTTCATCAAGTGTAATCCCATTGAGTGCCAAAGCACCAGACTCAAGTGATGGTTTAATAAACTCACCAGATTTATTCTGCAATGCAGCAGCAACAACTTCACCCTTAATGTAGGACTGATTAACATAACCAATAGCACCTAATGTAGTTCTAATATTACCAGCAACACCAGCGTTGCCTTTGTTTCCTATACCAACAGGCCAAGGAATGGATTTACCCACACCCAGTTTCCACTTCTTACTGAATGCTTGCATAGAGTTTGAAAATGCAGCAGTCGTACCAGAACCATCGGAACGATACACCCAAGTCATTTTCTGATCATCACATCCAACTTGATTCCAATTATTAATCTCACCAATAGCAACCTGTACTGCTTGCTCTTGTGTAAGTTTTAAATCACAACCAGGCATATTATAACCAAAGGCAATTGTGCCTCCTGTCATAGGAATCTGAACTAGTCCTCGTTTTGCTTTGTCTATATCAACTTGCTTCATAGGATCATCGGATGCTCCGAAGTCCACTGTTTCATCGAGGAATGCTTTTCGACCTGAACCACTACCGATTGCTTGGTAGTTTACTCTGTGTCCTCCTTCTTTTGCGAAGTCGGCAAACCATCTACTGTATATCTTAGATGGGAATGAAGCACCTGCTCCTGAAAGTCTTGTTCGTGCTTCTGCACAACCAGGTACTGTGAGAGCAGCAAGTGCTGCTACTGCGATAAGCCTTTTCATTTGGATCCGCTTAGGGCATTATTATGTATACATCATAGCATAAAAAAATACCCCCTGCATTGCAGAGGGTATCGATCCATCTCGAACTAGAGATATTTAGTTATCTGAAAATCAGAATGTGAACTTAGCACCAAGCTTAGCACCCCAGTTAACGATATCTTCGTTAGAAGAATCTTCGTCTGTGATTCCAGAAAGCTCACCGTATACTCCGATTGAATCGGTAGCAGCAACAGTTACTCCAACTTTACCAGAGAACTCGCTCTCAGAACCATCAGTTCCGTCAACAGCAACGAATGAAGGACCGCCTTGTACATAGAAGTCAGCAGACTCACTAAGAGAACCTTCGTAACCGATGTGAAGATCAGTTGTAGCTCCAGAGTAGTCTCCATCAGGATATGAGATATTGCTCTCAACATTCACGTATGGACCAGCAAAAGCTGCACCAGCGAGAAGGAATGGAGATGCTGCAACAGCAGCGATTGTTGATTTGATAGACATGTTTTTTTGTTAAGTATCTCGCAAGAATTAAAAAAACCCCTTGCGGATGATAGCACCCCCGACATGGGGTACTGTTTGCATCTACACAGGGTTACGATTCTTTCGAGTCCTTTGTATATGATGTATTTATATTAACAGAACTTATAGAATCTGTCAAAGGGGGTTGTGACAGTTGATAGTTCGGTATACCCTATATTTGTTTCGCAATAGAATCTATAGCTGCTGGTAAGATTGCATATTCCATTCTCTGAATTGCTTTTGTTAATGATTCAATATCATCATCTGGTAATATTGGAACCTCACCTTGCATAATTATCTCTCCACCATCCAATTCCTCATTCACATAATGAACAGTACATCCAGCAAATTCTTCACCTGCTTCCATTGCTTGTTCTACAGCATGTAATCCCTTATACTTAGGAAGTAATGATGGATGTACATTTATCATAGGAGCAGGGAACTTAGATGGATTCTTAATCACTCTCATGTAACCTGCAAGAACAATAAGATCTACTTTATAAGTTTCAAAAAGTACTATCATATTATCTTCATCTTTATGATTAATATAACAGTGAGGAATACCAAATTTTGCTGCTCTTTTTAAAGCACCACATTTCTTCTTATTGTGTATCATCAACACAACTTCATGCTTAGTACAAGTTCTAAGTATATTTTCGAAGTTGGTTCCGTTGCCAGAACACATGATGCCTAGTCTCATTTAGTTTGCTCCGATACTATTGCTTTTAGTTTACCATCTTCAACAGTAATATTGATTTGGTGTTGCAAATCCTTATCAGTATTCATAAATCTAATATCTATTGCACCACCCTTCCCATAACATTGCATGAATACCTTATTGCATTCTATTTTCCATTGTTCTGGACTCTCAGCATGTTTATACACTGGATTGGAATGTTTATCTTCATATCCCTTTACCCAAGGTGTATTCTCATTTAAATTTAACCACTTCTTCATAATACTGGATACTCCTCATTTCTTACAAACTCAGTTTTCATAGTCTCAAAGTCTTTCATCAATCGTTGAACTTGTTTCTTATCAAGTCCAGCAAGCATCTCACAATTTTCTAAGCACCGATAGATACACTCTCTATCAGAAATAGGTGGGGAAATCTCCCACCCTTGATCATCATAATACTTCTTACCCTCAGTGACTTGTGCCTCTACATGTCCAAGATCTTGTGCCTCGGAGGGATTTTCGTAATTATGAGTTTTACTCATTTTTCTATTACCTGAACCTTTACTGGTCTATTGTCAAGATAATCAGCAAGTCTATGATATGCCAATGCCGTGAATACTTGTGGTACTATGAAAGCAATCATAGCAATAATCCAAAACCAATAGTAATAATTTTCTTTATTCTGTGTTCTCATTGACTCCAATCCTGATAAGGTGGTTCAGGTTCATCGATAAAATGTTTAAAATGTTCTGTATCGAAGTATGATGGTGGCAAAGGATGTATATCATCATATGCACCATTCATTCTTTTCTTATGTTCTCTTTCATCTAATACTTCATTAATAAGGATCTTCAACTCTTTAACCATCTCTGGAGTGTGACATCTTCTTGGTGTAATTACTGCACTAGGAAGAATTGGATTTCCATTTTCATCATGGGGATATACATTATCAGTACATCCCTTTATTGCAGGACCACTTAACCCTTGTGTATCAATCTTATCCATTAGACAGGATGATGCATTGGAACATAATTAATATTTTCTAGAACTCCTTCCCAATCCTTATCAAATTGTACTAGTCCAGCATCTGTTAAAACATGCTTGTACATTTTGTTAAAGACTGCTGGTGGTATGGTACAAATGTTAGCACCATATTCAAATGCTCTACCTACATCTCTTACATTACGAATAGAAGCACCTAGTATCTCAGTTGCTTTCCAGTTTTGCTTTGCATATACATTAGCAATATCTTTTATAAGACATAAACCACCAAATGAGTTATCATCAACTCTTCCTACAAATGGTGAAACATACTTAGCACCTGCCTTGGCAGCAAGTATTGCTTGTGTTGGTGAGAATATAAGAGTTACATTTACTTTTATTAATTGCCTAGACAACTGATAACAAACAGATAGTCCATCAGGAGTACAAGGAACTTTAATTGTAGTTTGTTCCTTACCAAATTTCTTAGCAAGTCTCAAACCTTCTTCATACATCTCTTTACGATTACCAACAACCTCCATACTTATATCAGGAATACCAAGTTCTATTAGACTTTGATATACAACTTCAGGATCTCCACCATTCTTTAATATTAAGGATGGGTTAGTTGTTACTCCATCAATTAATCCTGTAGCATTTCCATCTTCAATCGCTTTGATGTCTGCAGTATCTAAAAACAACTTCATAGTTTTTGGTGTGTCGTATATTGTTAGTTCCATTATATATCACAAAAAATAGTGGTGAGGGAGGTAAGATTTGAGTATGCTTACAAACACAGGGCATTGCTACTCTTAGTAATTTTACTGTGCTGCATG